TTAACGGGCGACAGCGCGCACGTAGGCCTGGCAGGCACGCAAGGCAATCAGGGCGCTGTCGCCGTCGTCGGTGATGCCGATAATTCGCTGAGCATGCGCTGGGTCAAGTCGGGCTCGCGGGGCTGCATGAACCACGCCGCCGGCGGCGGTGGCGGCTGGCATTGGGCAGCCACTGGAAGCGTCGAGAAGGACTGACAGCCGCACATCAGCAGTGGCCAGCCGGTCGCGCAGAACAGCCTGATGACGTTGCGCATCGCTCAATTCCCGAACATGTTGTTGGTCGCTGGCATTGAGCTGTTGCTCCAGGGCCAGCCGCTTGTCCTGTTCAGCCTGTTGTTGATGCAAGGCGGCCTGCGCCTGTGTTGCCGACAAGCGTTCAATCTGCCCCCCATATCGCCACGCCTGCACCTGCCAGACAGCAGCCATCAGCAGGCAAACGCCGATCAAACGGCACACGCCTAAGACGCGCATAACACTGCTTTGGCTCGCGCCCACAGGCGCAAACGATACTCCAGCCCATTAAGCCCGCCGTTGATACGCCGCGTGATCGTGGTGAACTGGTCATGATCCGCCAGCTCGTTCAGGCCGTTGCTCCGCCAGAACCAGGCGGCCGATTCGACAGCCCATTGCGGCTGCTCCAACAATGTCGGTTCCCGCAACAGACGATCATCGCCGAAGAGTGCCTGGCTACAGGCCAGGTAGTTGCGACGCCCGGTGATCTGGATCAGCCCCCGGCCCCGGTACTGTTGGCCGTCACCATCCGCTTCGGGCGTGTTGCCCAGGCGCAGAGCCAACGCACCGGTATCGTACTTGCTCAAATACGCGTCACTGCCCAGTTCGCGCACGTAGCGCAGTTCGCCGGACTCGTGGCCGATCTGCGCGAGAAAAGCAGCAGCGCGCTGCACGCTGTTGATCTGGTACCGGATAAAGGCGGCATTCAAAGCCGTTAAAAAAATGCCCGCTACTCGGCGGGCTCCAGGCATGATTTGGATCAGTTGAGGCTGAGTTATCACCACCACGTTCACCTTGAAAAATCCTTATGTAGATAAACCACCGGCCGTGATCGTACTTCGATAGCCCTTTACCGGGTCCCCCACATTGATCACTTTGGTTATCGACCACTGCCCTTGCATATACGCCGGCCAGGTTTCGTCCAGGCGCAGCAGCCCTTCGGCAGCCACCAACGGGTTACCAGGGCAATCGATCACTATCTCCAGCCCCTCTCGCCCCACGCGGCGCAACTCACTTTCAGCGACGGCACGCGCTTCCTGTTCGTTCTGGCAACGCTGGCGCAGGGTCTTGAACGGCGCGACCCCGACCTCAACCACGTGCTGTTTGCCACCGGCAACATCCCACCAGGTGACACGGCTGCCCAAGTATTTGGAGCGGGTCTTATCGTTGAGCGTCGCGGTTATGAAGGCTTGATCACCGGGACGGTTATCCTGGGTCACGGACAACTTCACCTCCGGCAATTGTTTAAGGGACAGCGATTTAACTTGCCCCGCTTCGGCCAGCACATACAGTTCGTTGAACGGCTTTGTAACCGCGTTGTAGCGCCTGGCCAGTCGCGTGATAAACGCCATGTCGCTTTCATTGGATTGGTCGATATGAGCAATCGCAATACCCTCCAGCGACGGGGCCACACGCGGCGAAAAACCATGCCGGCCGACCAGTTGCCGAAACAGTGCCCCCAGTGTCGTAGGCCCGTAACTGGCGGAGCGCCGCTGACGGTAGCCGCGTGGGTCGCCCACGCTGAACGGTGCAGCCGTCGCGACGATCAGCAGGCGCATGGGAAACAGTACGGGGGTGCGCTGGGTAATCACGAACTCGCCCTTCTCTACCAGTCCCGACTCTGAGTAACCGACGCGCATGCCGATCTTGCCGCTCAAGCTCGGCAGACCTTCAAGGCCTTCGATATTGAGCGTCAGCTCCAGCCGGTCAGACTCGATACCCGCCGCGTCGGTGTGGCTCCAGCCCATGATCCGTTGATTGAGCAACGCCGCATTGGCGCCGTAAAACTCCACGATTGGCGTGAATCCCTGAGCCATAAAACCTCCTCAATCCCACGCCAGAACAGGCCGCAACGCAGCCGGCCGTGATTGCATCTCCGGCACGATTACCCACACGCCCGCTGGTAGCACCGGGCCGTACTCGGCAAGGTCGGGGTTCAAGCGCCACAGGGTTTCTTCCGCCACATCGTCGCAACGCCCCAACTCACGGTAGAGCAGCAGATTGACCGAATCACCGGCGATACTTCGTACTCTACGCATTGACGAACTCCTCCAGCTCAAGGGTCCAAGTCATGACCATGGCGGTGCCGTCATCAATCACATTGCTCTGGTTTTCCAGCACCGAATTGATACGCCACAGGCCCCAGTTGCGGCCGATCCCATCCACCAGCGGCAAAGGCGCCCGCTTGTTTTGCAGCGCGCGCAGTTCATCCAGTCGCTGCATGCCTATGCCGTACATGGCGGCGCCGGTGAACGTGAGTTTTTCCAGCTTCTGCCCGCTTTGCCGCGACTGCGGCTTGCTGGCGATAATCGCCAGGTCGCTCCAGCCGCCGTCGCTGTTGCGGGCTAACGTGGAATAGGCAAACCCTCGGGAAAGGCCAAAGATAAAGTCGCCCAGTACCATTTGCTGTCGCATCAATCACCTCCTGGGTCGGTCAGTGCCGCGTTGCGCCGGATCCCCAGCGAGTCGGTGAGCATCGGCACGCATTGCAATTGCAGGGCCTGGATCACTTGATGGACCACCTGCTGGGCGTCTGCCGGGTTGACACCGGTGATCTGGATACTCGGGGCAATCGAAACTTGAACGTTGTCGGCGCGAGCGCTGTTGAGCTCTTTGCTGACCGCGTTCGGTGGCGGCAGGCGGTCACTCGAACCGAACAGTTTGTCACCCAGCCAGGCGCCTGCCTCACTGCCCAATAAGCCACCCAGGGCCCCGCCGACCACGGTGCCTGCGCCGGGAAAGACCAAAGTGCCAATTGCCGCGCCGGCAGACGCGCCAGCCCAGGCACCGCCGGCCGTACTCAGGCCGGTGCCAATGGCTTTAGCGTCGCCGTTGCGTACGCCCTGAATCACGTCCAGGGTGGCTTCGGCGGTTCTCAATGGCGCCAGCCGCCGAATGCCGGTGGATCCAAGCGTGGCAACGGCATCGGTCAGGGCACCTGAAGGTAGGCTTGGCCGCGATAACGTTGGCGCTGCAACGCTTGCCCCGGCAAAGGATTGAAAGCTTGGCGTGGTCGCACCCGGTTGAATACCTGGTGGCGAAGCACCCAAGGCCTGGCGGTTTTGTCCGAATAGGTTCAGTAGGCCTGAACCACGCCCACCCAGTTTTTTGCGACCTTTGACTTTCTTACTGATTGGGTCCCAGGCCCAATCAATTGCTTTTTCAGCAACTTTGCTTTTCAACGCGTCCCACAACTCGCCTCCAACCGCCTTGGCCGCACTCTCCAGAGCACCATCAGCGGGCTTCTCGGGCTTATCTTTCAATGCGCTCGTGGCGACGTCGGCCGCTTTGGGCACCAGAGAGTCGCCACGGATGAACAATGTGCTGTTGAGCGTCTCCAGCGTCTCGCGCAGTCGCACTTGCTCCTGGGTCAAGGCGTTGATGTCCACACTGAGGGTGACCAGCGCGGAGCGCAGTTCGAACGGCGACTGCGATGCAGTTTCCAGGCTTAAAGGTGCCGCAGCGCTTGTGGAAAACGGTGCCAGCACATTGCCAATATCCGCCTCGCCGATCATCCAGCGGAAGTCCTCTTGGGCGAGCCTGATCCCGTACTTAGTGTCTTGCATCCCGCTCTACTCCTGTTTAACGCCAAGGCGAGTCATCGCGATGTCGTAGCGGCGCAATGCTTTGGCGGCGTCCCAATCGAGGATCTCCGCTTCATTTACCGAGTAAACCAGCGGCACCACATCGAGGATCACTTCGATGTCGCGTTGCGAAAGAAGGCCGCCGGTTGATTTAAAAAATCGTCGATGCGCTCCTGCAATTCGGTCCAGTCGGGCACGGTCAGGCCGACGAGATCGGGGATCATCAGGCCGGTGCAATGGGCGGTGATGAACTCGGCGCGCTCTTTGTTGGTGGCGAGTTTTTTCATCACCTTGGTGGCGCGCAGTGCGGGCATTTCCAGGGGCAGTTCGGTGAAGGTACGGCCCGCTGCGTCGAGGGGCAGTAGCAGCCGGACGGGCTGGTCATGGTTCGACTCCGCCCGTTCGCCGAGAAAGAACGACGCAGGACGTGTCGACATCTCGTGTACGTATTGGGCGATGGTCACGTAGTCCGGGCGCTTGAGTTGGTCGAGTTCTTTTTCCGACAGGCCGGTGGCGAGTTTCGCCAGTTCGAAGAACTGGTCGTCCTCGTCATCACCGGCCCGGGCCAGCGCTTCTTTTTGCGCGGCGTAGTACAGCGGTTTGAGTTGAACCTGCTGGATCGTCGCGCCGGTGTCGGCGGTGATCGGGGACAGCAGGTCATGCAGCGGTGGCATCCAGGCCATGGGGCAATTCCTTGATAAAAGCGTTGCGGTGAACACGGTCGTTGTAGGAGCCGGCTTGCCGGCGATGCAGGCGACTCGGGTTATTGGTGTGCCGAGGTGATGCGATCGCTGGCAAGCCAGCGCCTACAAAAGGTCGTGTTGAGGCTTAAGGCATCAGCACGGCGCGGCGGGCGTCGCCGAGGATGTCGACGCCGTTGAGGACGAACTTCTGGGTGCGTACGTCGATGTCGATCACTGCAATGCCGTTTTCCAGACGGTTGTAGGTGCGGCAGGACAGCTCAAGCGTGGTGAGGGCCTTGTCGCCCATCTTCAGCTTGGCTTCGGACAGGGATTTCAGCTTGCCGCCGACCGTGTGGTAGGTGAAATACGTCTTGCCGTCCTGGTCCTGACCGGCTTCCCGCACGTTGAGCAGGATGTCATCACCCAGGCGCACGCCCAGCGCCAACATGATTTCCGGGCCCGCGCCCTGCAGCACCAGTATGGCGCCGAGCGCCTTGCCGCTCTTGGCCATTTCCTCGGCAATGAAGCGACCGCCGGACATGGGTTCCATTTCGAACTCGATCTTAGGCGGGGTGAACTCCTCCACCGTCGCGGACAACGGCAAGCCTTGAAGGGTGGCCGCAATGGCCTGTCTTACACGGTTGGTAAACATTAGAGAACGTCCTCCAGGAACTGCTCGATGATTTCATCGCGGGCATTGAGTTGATAAATCATGTGTTCGTTCGGCGCGTAGCGGCCGTAGTCGATGACGATGAACCAGGTGCCGTTCTTGTACTTCTCGACACTGTTCAATTCCGGGTGCAGGTACACGCTGCCGCCGGGGATGGTTTCGTCGGCGACCAGGGTTTGCAGCCAGTCGTTGATGCGCTTGACCTCCTGGTCCATGAAGGACTTGGTAAGGTTCTTGGCCATGGCTTTCTGGCCGGCCTTGACCAGCTTGCGGCTGATCGCGTCTTCGAGGCCGACGTAGCTGATGAACTTGCCGGTGATGGAACGGTTACCCAGCAGCGAGAAGCCGCCGAGAATGGTGCGGGCGTAGTAGCTCACGCCGTAGCGGTTGAGCAGGTCGCCTTCGGTGGAGGTGTCGAGGATGTTGTACTCGACGACGCGGGAAACGTCCTCGGCGAACGTCACCTGGTTGCCTGGACTCTCCCATTGCTTGACCTTGGCCAGTGCCGCGATGGCCAGGGACGACGGCGCGAGGAATACGTTTTTCTTCGCCGCCTTGGAGTACACCGACGGCATGTTGTGCACCAGCAGGCAACGGTCGAAGCCGAGGTCGGCACCGCCCAGTTCACCGCTGTAGGTCACTTGGTCGGCGACGCTTACGTCTTTGCCATCCAACACCACGCGGGCCTTGATGCGTTTGCCGAACGAGGCGAACTCACCGGCCACGGCCTTGGTGCCGGTGAAGCCGGGGGCACCGATGATGGTCAAGTCTTCCGGTACGCTGGCCAATGCGGCCAGGCCCAGCTTGCGGCCGGTGACTGGCTCATCGCCGCCGATCACATTGTTGAGCGTATCAGCCGGGGTGGCGCCCTCCTCCACGATCACCACATAGACCGGCACCTTCACCACTTTGAGGATCTGGTACACGGCGTGGAACAGCGTGCCCGACTCAGTACCGGTCGGGTCCAGCAGCGCCTGGGTGGTGAAGCTGTTGATGCGAAACGGCGCGTTCTTCGGGATCGACGCATGCGCCTTCGGCGCCGTGCCGACCAGGCCGATCACGTTGTCGCCCAGGCCACCCATGGCCTCGGGGGATTCGGTGGCATTCACGGTGATGCCGTTGTGCTCGAAGTTCAGAACCTCAGCCATGGTCAGTCAGCCTTCTTTGGGGTGGAGTTGAGGACGCTGGTCAGTTCCAGGCGGCCGGCGGTGCGCAGGGCGGATGCTTCGACGTCCAGCAGGTTTAGTTCCTCGCCGACGGTGGACCAATGGCCATTGCCGGTGGGGAATGGGATTAGGACGGTGTAGGTTTGGCGGTTTTGCATGAGTGGAAATCTCCGGGTGGAAAACGCCAAAGCCCCTGCGGGAGGGGCTTTGAGAGGGCGAAAAAAAAAACCGCTTTCGCGGTGGGGATCAAGCTCGGTCAGGCAAGGGGTAGAGCGCCTTTATTTCGGCGACCTTGTCGCGCCAAGCCTTTTCTTTTTCGGAGGTTTCGTCGTATTGCCACTCAAGAAACAGCGGATCAGCCTCTGTCACATAGAGTGTGCGCCGTGCAGCAATAGAATTTTCCAGTTGCGCACTTTTAGCCGCTTCGGTAATCAACCCTGCTGCTTGTTCTGCGGAAAAACCAAGGCTTGTGAGAATAGCCAGATCGGCTGGAATGTTGATCAGTTGTTCACCGCCAGGTGTTACCGCGGACTTGATGGAAATGCTCATTTACGCCCCCTTCATCGCGTAGATTTTGTCGTTGTCATAGGCGTACGCCATCCGTTTCTCAGGCAATGTAGCGCCCAAAACAGTATCAGCCTCCGCAAGACGATAAGGGCGAACACACCAGCGGATTTCCCAGTCACCCTGGCTACTTTCGCCCATAGGCACTTCTGCATCCACGCGGCTGAAACCCAGCGCGCCAGGGAAGGACTTGTTGACGGTGTAGCTCAAACCTCCGCGCAGATAGAGCCCGGAGTGAATGGACGATTGGATAACCTGCCCGTCTGTCACCCCCAAATACAGCGGCCTGACGCCCGACACGTGCCGAGCAATGCAGGTCATTCCAAAGCTGATACCCCTGACTGTCTCGCGGTAAGTCTGCGAAATGCGTTTTACCGTAAGGTAGTTGCCATCCCCACTCCATAGGTGCCCGCAACCTTCCATCTGCAGGTTCAGCCCGGCGATGTGCACGATTCCTTGCCCAAACGGCCACAGGCCCGCATCACGGCTATAAATACGAGAAAAGGTAACTTCCGTCTCACCGTTATCGTTACCGGGCATAGTCCACCACACCGGGTAGAACGTATCTGTGGGGAGTCCCGTCAGGTCAATATCCTGGCTGTAGAGTGCGCGACCGTTGATATCCTTGGCCTGAACACTGTTGCGCCAAGCGGTGAACTGGCTGGACGCCGCATCCACTTGGGCATTGATTTTCCCAATCTGGTTGGTCACCGTCTCCGTAAGTTTGTTGCATGCATCCACGACTGTCGTGATCGTTGCTTCAATTCCCATCATCAACTCCCTGTCAATTTTGTCTTTACAGCACTTTTGTAAGCGCCCTCACTTTGCTTCCAGGTGCATCACCCTGAACATCAAATCCACATGCCGGGACATGTTTCCAACCGAAGCTGCCGCCATCATTGCGAACTCCTCGGCCAACAATACATTCAGGTTTTCACTCCCTACCACAATGGTCACGCTGTCCGCCGGCAACGGCGAAATATCCAGCGTGAACTTTTGCAGCACCCGCGCCGCCGCCGCTTTGTACGTCAGCAACTTCCCCGCGACGGAATACACAGCCAACAGAGTCCCACTGGAGAGATAAAAACCGAACTCGCCAATCTCATACTCACCCTCGCCATCAAATAGCGCGGCCATCCTGAGTTGCCGGTTGCCCAGGTCCTCGTAGTCCACAATGGCGACCCGCTGGCGCTCATCGCGCAAGGCTACCTCCAAGCCGTCGGGGTTGTAGCGGCCGGTACCGGCGCCAACATGGGTTATTTCACCTTTCAAGCCCTGGTTCTTCGCCTGCAACACTTCATCCAAACCCTTGGAGGTGAAGCGCACCAGGCGCGTAATGTCATCTGTCATGGCTGCGCCCTGAGGTCGTAGTCGTTAATGGTGTAGTGTCGGAAAACCCCGGCACTGCTTAATCGGGCGACAAGCCCGAATTCAGGTAGAACGCCTTCAAGCAGCAGCTCACCATCCGTCAGTGGTGTGTGGGCTGCGCCGCTGAATGAAACGGCACCCTGTAGCTTCACCTCGGGCAGTGCACCGGGTGGGTTGTCTTCGCTGACGCTCAATCCGGGATCAGCCGCAGCGCAAAGCCGCAAACCCGCCGCGGTTTCATGCACGATGGTGATCGTCGCCCGGTCCCGCTCACTCTGCGCGGCTTTGATGCGGCGGATCAGCCGGTTGTGGTCACCGCTGGACCAACTGCGCCCGATGATCGCCTGCACGTCAAAGGTGTAAGGCACGCCCAAGGGCCGTTGCTGATACCAGGCGCTAATGTTGGGGGTGAAACCCAATGACTCCACCGCATGACTCAGCGCCTTCGGTGTCCCGGCCTGGCGCTGTATCTGCCAGGACAAGGCCACGGTCAGGCGTTTTTCTGCCTCACTGGCGTCAGCATCCCATTCACTGACGCCACGGTCGGCGGCCAGATATGGAAGAAACGCGGTGGGCGTTTGCAGCGGATTCATCAAGGCCGAAAACGGCGGACTTACTCGGTCCAGCAGCTTGCCAAACCCGAGGTCCAACGCTTTTTCCAGCGGTGAGCTGTTAGCCGGCAACAGGCTCGCTTTAGGCGCACTCATAACGTACGCACCTCCACCTCGACACCCGTGCAATACGGAGCCTGGAAGGCCGTGCTGATGATCGGCTCCAGCGGTTCGAGGATCTGCAGTTGCGCAGCGCCGGCGCTGTGGATGGCGTAGTCGATCCAGCTAGGGTCGACTCGGCCTCCCAGGCGATGGCAGGAGTCAGCGTAGGTTTGCAGCAGTTTTTGCGCTGCGACTTGGGTCAGTCCTGAATCTGGACCCGAGTTGATCTTGGCTACCACTCGAATCTTGTAGCGCTGAATCTGCGCGCTTTGGACGCTGACCAGATCAGTTTCCGGTCGTACATCCGGCCGTGCGAAATGTCGCCGCACGCCGTCAAGCAAATCGGCGGAGGCCGTGCCATCGCCCTCCCTGGAAAGCACGGTGACCATCACCTCGCCGGGGGCGGTGCGCCGGCCGTTACCGTCCTTGACCTGGGCGGCGTAACCGTCAGGCTCAAAGGTGTAGCTGACGGTCACCACGCCCGGTGTGGCGCTTTGCACCTTGACCGACGGCCGCTCGCCGAGGGTAAACACCTCGCGGCGATATTGCATGCGCGAGCCTGCCGCCGGGGCGTGTGGGGCCAGGTAGTAACGCAGGCGGGCGTCGTCGTCGCTTTCCAGAATCGGCGGCACCGGCGGAAAAGCGGCCGGGTCACCGGGGTCGAGCACCTGGCGTTCCAGGCCCATATCGGCCAGGCGTGCATCCAGGTTGCTGCCGGTGGCCCACCACGCCAGCATCTGTTTGATGCGGGCGTTGTACTTGCGCTCGTGGGTTTGCAAGCGCACGCAAAACGCTTCCAGGGCCAGGGTCAGCAGCTCGCTTTCATTGTCGAGGCTGACCTTGAGTTTGGCCGCGCTTTGCGGCGCTCGGGTGGCGACGTAGTCGACGACAAAGGCCTTGAACTCGGCCAATAACGGTTCGAACTCGTCGACCGCGATGATGGCCGGCTCCGCCAGTTGGTTCTGGCCAGGGATCAACATGCTCATGTCACGACCTCGAAGGTTTGTTGACGGTTTTTCCAGGTACCGGCAAAACGCAGCAACAAACCTGCGCCCTGGCGGGTGGCGACGATGACTTGGGGTTGAAAGTCGGCGATACCGTTCTGGGCGTTATAGAACGCTTGGGCGGCGTGGCTTTGGGCGAGGATCAGCACGTCATCGCCGAGGTTCTGGCCAAGCAGTTGCGGGACCAACGAGCCGTACAACGGGCGCTTCTGGCGGGTGCCTACGGGAGTGGTCAGCGCTCGGGTGGCGCGCTGCACGAATTGCAGCCAGTCATCGACGGCTACCCCGGTATTCCTATCGATTCCGATCATGGCAAATCCTTATGCGCTGCTGATCACACGCCCCTGGTGATCCACCAACGGGCCGCTCAAATGCACACCGGCGGCATCCAGCAATAAGCCGGTGGCGCCGAGTTGCAGGGTGATACTCTGGGCGTTCATGGTCAGGCTGCCAGCACCGACTTTGACGTCGACCTGCTCGCGAGAGCCGCTGAACGTGGTCGGCCCGTTAACCCAGTTGAAGATATGACGGGTGTCGTCGTAGTCGCTTTGGGTGCCGTCCTGATGACGCCGCCGCGTCAGCGACGCCTCGCCGGATACGGGCGGAAAAAGACTACTGTTGAGGCCGAACAACGCCACGGACTGCGCGCCGCCTTCCCCGCCGCCATAATTAAGCAACAGGCACTGTTCGCCCACTGAAGGGATGCGGGTTTCGGTCTGCGCCCCAGCGCTCGGGTTGAAAAACTTGATCGCCGGGCTGAGCAAGTCTCCGTGGCTGACCTTGCAGGTATTGCTGGCGGCGTCGACCTCCTGGCACACGCCAATCCGACAAAAGCTTTCGGCGCGTCGATACAGGTCCTCCAACTGGGCTTCCATTTCCGCCAGGCGTTCGACGATCGGCCCCAGTTGCATGCGTAGCAATGCATCGAACATGGACTACTCCTGCAACGGGCGATATTGGTCGGGGTCGTCGATGTTCGACACTTCCCAGGTGCGGGCAAACAGCGGTTTGCCTGTTGGATCTTCGAGCAGCACTGGGCCGAAGTAGAGGTTCTGGGTGAAGGAAACAGTCCAGGTGTCGTAGTCCGTTTCCGCACCGGTCAGCGCTGAAGGTGCCGCGACAATCGCGGTCGGCAACTCGCACTGGTCCGCTGGCAGCCCCCAGCGGTTGTCCAGGGCCAGGTCCATCAGTTGGCTGGCCAAGTCGCAGGCATCGAAAGGAGCCGAGCCGCTGGCGACCATCGCCTTGAGTGAAACCGACAGGGCATGCGCCTTGCGCCCTGCGAGGGAGCGAACGCCAGGGCCATTGCGTTCCACGCTGATCAAGATGCCGGTTTTATCGCCCGTGTCGGGGAAGTCATGGTGATTGCCTACATGCAACTGTGGGAACGCACTCTTCAGCGCGTCGCCGATCGCCATGGGCAGTTGGGAAGGTTTTTCGAGAAGTGTCATCTGCTTGCATCCTTGCAGCGGTTACTGCTGATCCGGGCGGGAGTTCGAGGCCTGGTTGACCCCGATGCGCTTGGCCGCCCAGCGTTCATAAAGGCCGATGGCCACGTCCGCGCCGGCCATCGCGGTCAGGCAACCAATGGCGCCGGCCGTCCAGATCGACATGCCGGCGGCGTAACACAGCATCAGGGCCGAAACCCCGCAGACCATGCACGCGCCCGACCTCAAGGCCAGGCGCCGAATCAGCGACCAACCACGGGCGCCCTCTTTGTCCGCGCGCCACATTTCGCCGGACACCCCGCCGATCAAGGCCAGTACGATCACCAGCCAGATAGGCATTTCCGCTAACGCTTGCTGCTCGTTTGTCATGTCACGCCTCCTGGCTGAGCACTACCGGCAAAGGGCCGGCTCTTGGGTAAATCCATTTATAGGTAGGCATTCCAAAAAGCCCGGTTGCCCGGGCTTTTCAGTAATGATGTCCTCGGTCTTTCGGCGCTACTGGCGCGGTACGGACCTTTCCTCAATGTTTTTCCGACCACGATCCCTGTCTGCCGGATAACTGCTTCTGGTGCTTTACGCTGCACACCTGGGCCAGTTGCCAACCCTCTGAACCGTTATTAGGCCGGTTCATCGCTGCCTGTTCTTGAAGCGGTAAAACTAAAGAGCGTCGGCATCCTTGCCGGTGTTGCCTGGCATCCCTGCCATCGCTCTGATGGCGTCCTTGCCGATGTTGCGTGCCTTCCTTGTCTTCCTTGGCAGCATCCTTGCCGCCTCCACCAGGCCGTGTTTGGCTGGCTTGAGACGAAGAATATGCATGTATGCATATACAGTCAATGCATCAATGCATTTATTTTTAACCAGGAAATGCATTGATGCATTCAAAGCCATACAGGCTGAGGGTTTGGTGATTTTCCGCAGACGAAAAAAAGCCCGCACATTGGCGGGCTTTGTCTTACGCAGGGAGGTTAACGGGCGTACATGCCCCACCAGAACACATGACCGAGGATGCTGATCTGCTCATCCTGGATATCCTGGAAACTGTAGTCCTCATCCGGATGCTCCTCGCGATTGAAACTGCGCAGGCGAATCCCGGAAGGCAGGCGATAGAGCTGTTTCACGCGCAACTGGCCATTGTGATTGATGGCATACAAGTCGCCATCGACGATATCACCAATGCCGCTTTTACCCGCATTCACCCCGACTGTCGCGCCATCGCGCAGCACCGGCAGCATACTGTTGCCGCGCACCGTCACGCACTTGGCCTGGTCGAACTGCACCCCGTTATGCCGCAGGCTGCGCTTGCCGAACCGCAGGCTGGCTTTCTCGCTTTCCTCGATGACAAATCTCCCTGATCCAGCAGCCAATTCAACCTCGCGCAGAAAGGGGATCGACACCTCGTCGTCATTAACAGGGGTGTCGTCGTCCCACAGGCTTATGTCCTTGAGTTCGGAATGCATCGGGTCGCGCCCGTCATCGCGCGAAGCGCCCACCGGTGCGCGCCCGCGCACGTAATCGGTACTGACGCGGAAGTATTCGGCGATGCGTGAGATGTGCTTGTCCGACGGATCAACGATCTTTCCGCTGAGGATCCGGGACAGCGTGGATTGAGGCACGCCGGTACGCCGGTGAAGCTCCGTGGGGGAGATCCGGTCGCGGTCCAGCAATTCTCTTAAAGCGATAGAAACGTTGCGTTTTTGCATAACGCGGATAGTGACGGGAGTTTTGGGGGTTGGCAAATGCTAATTTGCATATCGTATGTATTGACTCGGTCGCTACCACTGGCCTGTGGCGGAACGCAGACTTGCGACCTGCGTCCCCCTAACCTCGCGTGTTAACCTTGCCGCCATCGCAAAAAATGCTGGGCCAAGCGCCCCCTTTGCCCCATCACTTTCAACGAATTTGCCTACGACCCA